GTTAGTTTTGCTTGTTCCTTCGCTTTTGGTGAGCTTAAGCTTATGGAGGGCTCTGCGAAAATCATTTCGCTCATAGCGAGGGATGAGAACCAACATTTAGTTCTTACTCAAAATATTCTAAATTATTGGCGTAAAGGTGATGATCCTGAGATGCAAGAGATTATGAAGGAAGAAGAAGATTGGACTTATAAGATGTTTGATAATGCAGTTAATGAAGAGAAGAGATGGGCAGATTATTTGTTTAAAGATGGAAGTATGATTGGATTAAATGATAAATTACTCCAAGCATATGTAGAATGGATTGCTAATAGGAGATTGAAATCTATTGGATTAAAACCTCAATATGATATACCTGCAGCACATAATCCTTTACCATGGACACAGCATTGGATATCCTCTAAGGGTCTTCAGGTGGCACCACAGGAGACTGAAGTTGAATCTTATGTAGTTGGAGGGATAAAGCAGGATGTTAAGAAGGACACTTTCTCTGGGTTTAAACTCTAGTTTTATTGAGGTATATGATAATGCACTTTCTCAAAAAGATTGTGATATCTTAATTAATCAATTTGAAAAATCTGAGATTGTTGAGGGGTGTACCGAGATAGGATATCATCCCGAACTAAAAAAATGTCTTCAATTAGATAATCCTCAGTTCTCTGATCAAAATCCTATTTCCAATATTGTAAAACCTGTTTTAATGGGATGTCTTGCTAAGTATTATAATAAGTATAGGGATGTATTGGGGATAACTCCTAGGTGGAAGATAGATACGGGATATTCTTTCCAAAAATATGAGAGAGAAGATGATGGATATAAAGCATGGCATTGTGAACATGGTCCATCAGATATATCATATAAAAGGATTATGGTATGGATGTTTTATTTGAATGATGCTAAATGTGGCACAGAGTTTATGCATTATTCTTCGATTAATGCTAAAAGGGGAAGGTGTGTGATGTGGCCAGCTTTTTGGACTCATCATCATAGGGGAATAACTCCCAATAAGGGAGTTAAATATATTGTAACTGGATGGATTTCTTTTGTAGACTAAATAATTTGATACTAAAGTCCAATATAAATGACTAATAAGGTGGTTAAGTATAAGCTTAATGCTGATGGAACACACCCACATAATATTAATGATGGGGGGTATTATGGAAAACCCAATGGGGGAACTCCACCTCAGGATTATGATTTTATTGGCCTAACTAATGAGGCAAATTCTACTCATAGTTCTGCTGAAACATTTTTAGGAGAACTTGCTAGCGAAGCTGCTGTAAAATCTTATTTGGATACTTATGCAAGTGGTTGGACAGAAACTGTTGGTATTACGAGTATATCTACAAAGACCTTTGATACAGCCGCCGCCGCTGCAGATATTTGGGGTAAGAGATATGTATCGATTCCTTGAGTAGTCTAATTGTACTTTTTTAATGAAGTTGAACTTGCTGAACTAAATAGGAGAAATGGAATGAAAATTATGGGATGGACACCACCACAGAGACCAGCGTGGGTGAAGGAGATTATGAGAACCCCTGGACATACCAAGGTTCAACTTTTACTTCTGCTGATATTGGCGACTTCTTCGGTTACGTCTACCGCATCACTAATCTCCAGACGGGGAAACAGTACATTGGTAGGAAATACTTCTACTCCAAACGTAAGCCTAGAGGTGGTAAGAGAAGGGTTACGTCTGAGAGTGACTGGAAAAAGTACTATGGAAGCTCTGATGAACTTAAATCAGATAGAAAATTATTTGGAAACGAGATCTTCAAAAGGGAAATCCTCAGCCTCCACAGCACCCCAGGCAAAGTAAATTTCGAAGAGACAAGACAATTATTTTTAAATAATGTTTTGACTGAAAGCTTGACTGATGGGACTCCTGCTTATTATAATAACAATATCCTAGGACGCTACTACAAAAAGGATTACTTCGAGTCTCAGTAGCTCAGCTGGATAGAGCAACTGCCTTCTAAGCAGTCGGTCATAGGTTCGAATCCTATCTGAGACGCTCTAGCGTATTAAAGGACAATGATTACCGTAAGATGTAAGGTCTGTAAAAAAGAATTGACAGGCCAATTAGGAAAAGCACAATGCTGTGGATGTTCTAATATGATGACAGTCACAGAAGATAAAGTAACGGCTCGAGATTTATCTCAAGTTATTATGGTAAATTCTACACATAAGAGTCATAAGAAGGAGGTTCTTTCGCCTCAAGATTTATCTTTCCAAGAAGAAAGGCGTAAACGTAAAGTTCGTAAGTTGGATTTTGAAATTAGATGAAACAGTATGTTGTGACCAATGCTGATAAGAGAGCAAATACTCTTGCTTATCAAAAATTAATTGAGGGTGACCCTAGATATAAACCTGCAGAACATTTGTTAGATGATGAAGATTATATTAAATTATTAACTGAACATGGGGATGGACCATGACATATATAGATGATAAAGATTTACAAAAAGACATGAAAATCTTCTTAGACACTGCTGATACTGAGGTTATCGGCAAACATTCTTATAGTGGATTAATTGATGGTGTAACTACTAACCCTACACTTATCAGGAAGAGTGGTAGAAATCCTGAAGTAGTGTACCAAGAAATTAAAGACCTTGGCATACAAGATATTAGTATGGAAGTGGTTGGGGATAAACTTAATATGATCTCTGAAGGTAAGAGATTGCATAAGAAGTATGGTAAGGTTGCCACAATTAAAGTTCCTTGCACTAAACCTGGATTGGGAGCATGTTTAGCATTATCTAAAGAACATATTAAAGTAAATGTAACTCTTATCTTTTCTCCCGCACAAGCAATTCTTGCAGCAAAGGCAGGAGCAGCTTATGTCTCACCATTTGTGGGAAGAGTAGATGACAATTCATTCGGTGGTCTATGTTTAGTTAAAGACATTGCTAATGTTTATGCTAAACAGAAGGTATTTGATACCCAGATTTTAGCTGCTTCTCTTAGGGGAGTGAGAGATGTAAGTAGAGCATTTGAGTATGGTGCTCACATTGTTACTATGCCACCAGGAGTTTTTGAGGGTATGTATAAGCATGTCCTTACTGATGCTGGATTAACTCAATTTGATAAAGATTATGAGGCAGCTAGTAGAGCATTGGAGTTAGTGGACACTGTATAAACTGTCTTAGTTGACTTTTTATATTATATCTTCTATACTTAAAAGGCAAATTAATCGAGACAATGACTCTCACTTCAAAATTTAAGAAAGACCTTCAGACTTTAAAGGGTGCAGCAGCAGGCGATTTTTTCTTAGATGTAAAGAATCCTAAACTCTATAAAAAAGTCAGACGTTATTATGAAAATGAAGGTGTAGAATTATCTGGAGATCCTCTAGATGACTATGAAATTTTGATGGACTGTGTAGTTTCAGAATTGGAAGTAAGATGAAAGTACTTCTTGAAAGATATCCTTACCGTTATGTGGAGTCTGGAACTCTAGATAATGGTAAACCAGATTATCGTATTCAAAAACAAGATTATTACACTAAAAGATATAGAGACATGTATCTTTGTGATAATGGTATGCAACTTACTACTGCCATGGAAGATTTCGAGTACACTAAATGGCTTGATCCTGAAGGGGTGCCTGCATATCGTAAGAATAACTAAATAACTCAACATTATCATGTAACAAATGGCACAACAAACCATTAAATTTACTATTAGACAAGATGGCACTGTAACTGAAGAGGTTATGGGTGTTGTTGGAAATGACTGTGAAAATCTCACCAAAAGAATTGAGGAGAGATTAGGCGTAGTAGAAAAAGTAGAACATAAACCAGAATATTATGAGCAAAAACAAACTACTGAGGAAAATGTCTCACTTCACATGCATCAAGACCAAAATTAAAGAACGTCCTTATTTGATTGAGGCATTGGAGATGATGGGCCATGACGTTCAGGAGAATCAACAGTTGGTTATTAATAACCCATCTCATGCCACAGATCATCCTGAATTCCATGCAGATGTTTCTATCAGAAATGATATAGGATTTCGTTTGAATAAGAATACAGGAAACTATGAGTTGATTACTGAATTAGATACCTGGGATTTGGATGTTCCTGTAAGTAGATTTATTGAGAAAGTAACTCAACAGTATGCTAGAATGACTATTCATAATACTATTAAAGAAGAAGGGTTTACTGTGGATGAAGAGTGGGAGATGGATGATAATTCTATAGAATTGACAGTTACGCGATGGGTCTAGTTACATATAAACCATGGGGACAATATGAAACTCTTGATGAAGGTATAGATTATAAAGTAAAAAAGATTACATTAAATCCTCATCAGAGGTTTTCTTTACAGTATCATCGATATAGGGAAGAACATTGGAGTGTGGTAAGGGGTTATGGTAGAATTACTGTAGCTGCATTACAACATGATGCTGTTCCTGGATCCAATTGGATTATTCCTGCCACTGCTATTCATAGAGCTACTGCAGGAAATGAAGAGTTTGTTTTCATCGAAACTCAAATTGGTGATTGTTATGAGGAAGATATTGTTAGAATAGAAGATGATTATAATAGGAGTACTCCTAAATAACTCAAGAGTTTAAATTAAAAGCATGGCATTAGGAAAAGGAACAGCATCTAAATCTGCAAGTGGAGCATCTATGTCTAAGTATGATGTTGAAGTAGAAGCAAGATTAAAAGCATTGGAATCAAAAGGTGACCCTGTAGTTGGTGGAGCTGCTTTTGATAAATTAGCTCAGTTGGATGAGAAGATAGTTGCATGGGAAGGTGCTCTTGATGCAAAGCTAGCAGATGTATCAACTAAAGTATCTGCTGATGATGCTGTGGGTCTTAGTGCTAGAGTTGCTGCTCTTGAAGAAACATTAGATTCATTGATTGATTTGTTGAATACAGTTCCTCAAGTAGTTGATCATACTCCTGGTAACAGTGGAGTAGGTGGAAGAGTTGCACCTGCTACAACAGGGGGAACTGGAACCAGCGCACTTGGTTGACATTTAAAGCAATCCTGCTAAAATTATATTAGGTATATAATAATCATGAGTCAGTATATTAAGAAGGCGCTCGTTTTGGGCGCTGGTGGATTTATTGGAAGCCACATGGTTAAGAGATTGAGATCTGAAGGGTACTGGGTACGTGGTGTCGATCTTAAATCTCCAGAATATTCGGAGACAGAAGCACATGAATTTGTACATGGAGATTTAAGAGATCCTGATTTTGTACGTAGAGTTCTAGAATATAAGGGTGATGCTGGTAACTTCTACAGATCAGTTCCTTATCGTTATATCAATTCATTTGATGAAATCTATCAGTTTGCTGCTGATATGGGTGGTGCAGGATTTGTTTTCACAGGTGAAAATGATGCTGAAATTATGCATAATTCATGCCAGATTAATTTGAATGTGCTTGAGAAGCAGCATCAAATGAATGAGGAGAAAGGTAGAAGTTATACTAAGATATTTTATTCTGGATCAGCATGTATGTATCCAGAGCATAATCAATTAGATCCAGATAATCCAGATTGCCGTGAAGAATCAGCATACCCAGCAGCACCAGACTCAGAATATGGATGGGAGAAACTTTTCTCAGAACGTCTCTACTTTGCTTACCATAGGAACCATGGTATTCCTGTTAGGGTTGCCCGTTATCATAACATTTTTGGACCAGAAGGAACCTGGGACGGTGGAAGAGAGAAAGCTCCAGCTGCTATCTGCCGCAAAGTTGCTCAACTCCCGGAGGAAGGAGGATCTATCGATGTGTGGGGTGACGGTCAGCAGACTCGCTCCTTCTTGTATGTTGATGAGTGCATCGAAGCGACTAGAAGGTTAATGGATTCTGATTTCATAGGACCAGTTAATATTGGTTCTGAGGAAATGGTAACCATTGATCAATTGGTAGATACTGCAGCAAAAGTTGCTGACAAGACTGTGGAAAAGAATCATATTGATGGTCCTTTAGGTGTGAGAGGACGTAATTCTAATAATGATTTGATTCGTGAGAAGTTGGGATGGGATTATGAGCAAACTCTTGAAGAGGGGATTGCTAAAACTTATGAATGGATTGTTTCGCAGATTGCAAAATCATGATAAAAATTTATACTTATTCTCATAATAGACCTGATCTTATTGAACCACAATATGACAGTCTAAAGAAGCATGTTAAGGATGACTTTGAGTTCATTGTATTTAATAATGAAAGAGAAGGTGGAGATCCTGGAAGTGGATATGATCCCGCTAGAATCACAGAAATTAATAGTGTATGTAATAAACTAGGTATTCAGTGTATAAGAGTTGAATTAGATCAAGATCTTCAATACATCAATGGTACTAGACAATTCTCTGGAGAGTCTTTTGTTAGTGGAGGAAGCCATGCTTGTGGGTATTCATTTACGTGGGGATGGAAGCATCACATTTCTCAGAATGATTGCATATCTGTCATACTTGATTCTGATATGTTCTTTATCAGGGATGTGTCTATACAGGATGTTATGAGTGAGCATAATCTCGCTATCATTCCTTCTTATAGGTATAGTTCCAAGTATAGAGGTGAAAAGGATAGAGGATCTATTGCTTTACAGTATCCTTGGAATGGAGTAGTGATGGCAGACATTCCTAATCTACCCAATCCTTCTGAACTTAAGTGGAGTTTAGGTGTCTTTAATGGACAGGCTACAGATGTGGGTGGAGAAGGACATAAGTATCTGAATCAATATAAGGATGAATTGAAGATTAAATATATGGATTATATCAGCGTTCAAAGGGATGCTGATTCAGGTGATGAACATACTCCTCCAGAAGGTTTCATTGAAATGGGATTCAATGGATGTTCTCCTATGCATGTTAATTTTGAGGAAGGAGAATGTGTAATTCTAGACTATCAAGAATCTGATAGTAGAACCTTTCCCCATCAAAAAGAAAGGGAGAATTATTGGGAATATGTTTATGGTTGCTTCTCTTATATGGTTGACTTTGGTGAGAAGTATGGTTTTCCAAAACCAACTTTCATTGACTTAGTTAAATTTGATGACGATGATGAGATGGATAAGGCATTCATCCTTCATTATAAGAATGCTAGCAATAGTAATCCTTGGCAGACAGAGGAATATAATGAAGCAAAGACTCAAGCATTAAAGAATGTTCTTGAGGAGTTCGTATATGGAGACTACTCATGAGAATATTTGATTGTTTTATTTTTAACCATGAGATTGAACTCTTAGAGATAAGAATGAATATCTTAGGGGATTATGTAGATAAGTTTGTAATCACTGAAGGTGATACTACATTCTCAGGTAAACCAAAGGAGAGTTATTTCTCTCATAACAGAGAGAGATTTGCTAAGTGGGAAGATAAAATTATTCTTAATCAAATTCAACTTCCAGATCTTCCAGGTCCTTGGGAAAGAGAGATTTATTCTCGTAATGCTATGGCTAATGTAGAAGGTCTTCAGGATGATGATCTTATCCTGATGAGTGATGGTGATGAGATACCCAATCCAGAGATTTTAGAACATACTTCTGATTGGGTAGAGAGGGATACTCATTTCACCTTTGAACAATCTTGCTATGCTTATTGGTTTAATAATCTTTATTCAGATACCTGGTTTGGTACTAGAGCAGCACTTTATCAGCACTTAAAGAAGACTACTGTTGATGATCTTAGAGAAGGAACTGAAGATGAGAGTAAAGTTAGTGGTCCAATCATAACTAATGGTGGATGGCATTTTACATATCTTGGAGATGAGAATCATATCAGACAGAAAATTAATTCTTTTTGTGATAGACATTTTGATGTTCCAGAAGTGACTGAAAATATTTCTAAGAATTTAAGAGCTGGAAAGGATGTTCTTAACAGGTATCATATTACATATCAAAGAGTTGATCTTGATGATAGTTTTCCACAATACATATTAGATAATCAAGAAAAATATAAAGAGTTAATAAAACCTGGTCCTCTTAGAACTACTACATCTTCTTTAATGTAATGATTGTTTCTGAAATTTATAATGGTTCTGGTCTTGGGAACCAACTGTGGAATATAGTAGCACCTCGTTGTATTGCTGAGCATAGAGGGTTTAGGTGGGGTGTAAGGAGAGACACTAGTAATAGTGGTAAAGGGAAGAGTAATGTTCCTTCAGTAGAGTTAAAAACATTTAAAGGGTGTCAGTTTTTAACTAATATAGATTTTGGAGATGAGGTAACAGGTGGTGTTACTCATCAAGAAGGGCAAGAACCATCAGAACTTCCTGATGGTATAGAATATTATGCTAGAGAAAGGGTAGATGAATATCCTACAGATCTTCATGCACTTCCTAATGAGGATGCAATGTTCTATGATGATCTTCTTTATAATACTATTCCAGATAATACTAAAGTAGATGGAACCTTTCAGAGATTGAGATATATTAATGATAGAAAGAGTGATATTATTGAATGGTTGAAACCTAATCTTACTGTCACTGATTATTCTAGTGATGATTTTTGTGTGGTTCAGTTTAGGGGTGGTGAATATTTAATTACCTCTGCTTTTGGTCCTCCAGAATACTATGCACTTGCCAGAGATAGGATGTTGGAAATTAATCCCAACATGAAGTTCGGAGTGATTACCGATGATCCAGAGAATGCTAAGAAGTTTATTCCTTGGGCTCCTATTATAGGATCTTCTGCTATGGATACTCAGGATCCTATGGCACATTTGCAGGGTTCTGGTTTCTATATCTACAAGGGTGGTCCTATAGCAGTGGATTATTCAATTCTTCA